CATAGCCGATGGTTCAACTGATGCTGGTAGAGCGATGTTTCTTAAATATACGGGGACACTTGATTCTTCGTGTACAATAACTATTGGTCCAAACACACTTAAAAGATTTCACATTATTGAAAATGCAACGAGTGGATCACAAAATATTGTAATTAGTCAAGGTAGTGGAGCTAGTATAACTATCGGTCCTGGAGATGCTAAAGCAGTATATTTAGATGGTGCAGGCAGTGGAGCCGCAGTTGTTGATGCTTTTGTAGATTTAGATTTATCTGGTGGTTCTGTAAATGTTGGTACAGTGAAGACAAACTCTGGTGACATGACATTTGATTCTGCTGGAGATATTATACTTGATGCAGATGGAGCAGATGTAATATTCAAAGACGCTGGCACAGCAATAGCTACTCATACAAACTCATCAAGTGATTATGTTATCAAAACCAATGTTAACGACAAAGATTTTATAATAAAAGGCGTAGATAATAGTAGCGAAATAACTGCATTAACTATAGATATGTCTGGTGCGGGAGCAGCGACTTTTAATAATGATGTTACTGCCTTTTCTGATAAACGATTAAAAACAGATATACAACCAATAGAAAATGCTTTAGAAAAAGTTATGCATATGCAAGGTGTTTATTACAAAAGAAATGATGTAGAAGATGCTAGAGAGCAAGTTGGTGTTTTAGCACAAGATATGGAAGCAGTTTTACCAGAAGTTGTTCTTACGGCAGACGATGAAATACAAACCAAATCAGTAGATTATGGTAAGATAACGTCAGTATTAATTGAAGCTATAAAAGAACTTAAAGCAGAAATAAATGAATTAAAGGCGAACTAAATGGCTATACCAAGTTCTGGACAATCTTTATCTTTTTCATCATTAAGAACTGAGTTCGTAGGTGGTTCTAGTGCAATTAGTCTTGGTGATCTTTATAGAGGTGGTTCAAATATACGAAAGAAAGCTGCAAATAATCCTGCGACTAACTTAGCGGCTTCTGTAGCAACATCAGGTGCTATTGATACAAGTGATTATTACTCTTCAGCCAAAGGTTTCTCTTTTACTTATGCAACTGGTAGTATTACAGAATCAAATTTAAGTGCTCAATTTGGCGATGATTATGCAGTTGACTATCCAAAGTCAGTAACTATTCCTGCTAACACTACTCTTGGTGCGGATGACATCGCAGAATATGGTCTTGAAGTAGACTCTGGTGGCGATGGAACTATAACAATCACTAATAATGGTACAATTGTTGGATGTGGTGGTGCAGGTGGTAGTGCTGGGTCAGCCAATGGTGGCAATGGATCAGCGGGAGGAGCTGGTGGTGATGCTGTTAAAATAGCTTCTACTGCCACAATAATTAATAATGGTTCTATCTTCGCAGGTGGCGGAGGCGGAGGTGGTGCAGGTGGCGGTGGTTTAGGTGGCACACTGCAACAACAACAACAGACAACAGGACAACAAGGTCCACAATACAGACAACTCCAGCCAGGTTATTATTGGGGCAAATACACTAGTTCATGGGAAATTTTATGGAATTGGACAAGTCCAGCTGGATATGTTCCATCTGGTGGAACTCCAACTGCAACTACATCTATCACTTCTGGTCAGTATACATACTATAGAGGATCACACAGAGGTGGTGTATACTATGAAGTTTATAGGCAATTTCCTCAACAATCACAATCACAAACAGCTGGACATAATGGTGGTGCAGGTGGTGCAGGTGGTTTAGGCAGAGGTTTTAATAACCTTCCAGCGGGTGACTCGGGAGCAAGTGGTTCTGCTGGTGCTACTGGATCAGCGGGTGATGGTGGTGCAGGTGGTACTGGTGGTACTGGAGCTGATTATGGTGCTTCAGGAGCAAGTGGTGCTTCAGGAGCTACAGGCACATCATCTACAACATCTGGAAGTGCTGGTGGTTCTGCTGGTGCTGGTGGTGCAGCAGGTTTAGCAGTTGAAAAAGCTGGAGGAGTATCACTAACCTTCACAAATAATGGCACAGTTCAAGGCACAGTACAAAGTTAGGAGAAAATAAATGGCAACATATGCATGGACAATAAGTAAATTATATACAAAAGACATTACTAAAGACGGGACTACATATACAGATGCAATACTAAGAGTTACTGCTTCAATCGTTGGTACAAGCGAAACTATAGGTAGTGTTAACGCAGTTGGTGGTTTCGATATTGACATGAATGTTGACAATATATCAGATGGTTTTACTGCCTATACTAACGTCACAAAAGCAAATGTAGTTAGTTGGATTGAATCTAGAGTAGGCTCAGAAACAATAGCAAATATCAAATCACAAATTGAAAAAGAACTTGAATTTCTTGAAAAAATCAATGGAGCTAACGGCAAAGTTGATTCAGATGACAATCCTACTTTTCCTTGGTCATAAACTCAATACTTAAACCATGTATATTAAAAACAATTTTGTTGAAAATGATTTATTTATTGAATTAAGTAATTATCTATTTGCTCTTTCTACTCCTTGGTATAGAAAAACGAGCACAACAGATATAGGCAAAAAAGATATTTCGTGGTTTTCGCATCATTTTTATGGTGAAGGCATCCCAAAGAGTGATGCTTATCAATTAATGGGTCCAATATTACAAAAGTTAGGTTGCAGAGCGCCAATACAAATTAGAGCAAATTTGGTGCTTAAAACAAAAGAACATAAAGTAACAAATTGGCACGCAGATTATAAATATAATGACTCTTTTACTTCAATACTGTATATAAATAAATGTAATGGTGCGACAGTATTTAAATCAGATGGTGTAAAAGTTATATCAGAGTCAAATAAAATTCTTACGTTTAATGCACCTAAAGAACATGCGACACTTACACAAACAGATGAAGAAGAAAGAATAGTAGTTAATTTTAATTACTTTTAAATCGTGCAAAAAAAATTTACATTTAAATATAAATGCATTATATTTCATATATGAATAAGAAAATAAACTGTCTTACATCGAGTCAACTTGATCTATATAGATCGCATATAGATTATATACTAGACAATAATATGATGGAAAAAACGCCAAGCGATCTTCCTTTTGCTAATACTCATCAACAATATGGTGATATAATTACAGAACTTTTATTACATTATTTAAAACCAAAAATTCAAAAGATATATGGTAAAGAGCTTGTCCCCACTTATTCGTTTTGGAGGAGATATTATAAAAATCAAGATTGCTTTTCTCATAAAGATAGAGAATCATGCCAAGTTAGTGTAAGTATAAGTCTTGGTGGCAAGGGAGGAGATGATTGGGCATTCTATGTTGAAGATAAAAAACATGTTTTAGAACCCGGTCAAGGAGTTCTATATAATGGAATAGAGTTAGAACATTGGAGACATAAACTTCCATATGAAAGCCACTCGAACATATTTTTGCATTATATTGAAAAAGACGGTGAGTATTATCCAAAATATAAATATGATCGAAGACCACAACTTTATATTATGACACCGTAGAATAATTTTACAAAAGATAGAGATATTTATATGAAAAGAAATATAATAGTAGTAAAAAAAGCTATAAGTGCAGACCTATGTAATACAATCATAGAAAGATCAAGTCCGTATTTCAAAAAAGCAATCATTGGTGATGAAAGTAAAACTAATACTTTTAGAAAGAGTGAGATAAGTTGGTTGACAGGAACAATTAAACATCTAGATTTGTATATTCCAGTAATGCAATTGATAAATAAAATAAATTCAGAATTTTATAATTTTGATTTAGAAGAATGTGAACATTTTCAAATAACAAAGTACGATGAAAGCAACCAAGGATTTTATAAGCCACATGAAGATGCAATATATGATGATGTGGGTAAGGATCAGAGAGTAAGAAAGTTGTCTCTTTCCATACAGTTAACTTCTCCAGAGCACTATGAAGGTGGTACATTAGATTTTCCTAATGATGTTAATAAATTCAATGTAGAAGACTCAAAGGAGCAAGGAACAGCTGTATTCTTTCCTTCCTATGTTACACATGGTGTAAAGCCAGTGACTAAAGGTACTAGATATAGCTTGGTTTGTTGGGTTCATGGACCGAATTTTAGTTAGGAGTTCACATGTATTATGTTGTATATGATAATTTTTTAAATGCAGAACAGTATGGTCAGATAAAACAATACTTTGGGGCAGATGGATCATTTCCTTGGAAACTAGGAGGTCGAATAAATTCTAATGACACTAACAATAAAGACCAATATTTTGCGACCATGATATATCATGTATACGAGGGAGGTTGGCTTTCTGATATAAAAATACCGCCAATAGCTAATTTGACATCTAAAATATATATGGAAGGTATTCATAGAATTAAAGGTAATTTGTACTTTCCAAGTACGAGTGGAGAAGTTGAACATCACGCCTTACATAGAGATACAGATTTTAAACACCAAGGAGCATTATTTTATTTAACAACATGTGATGCTCCAACGACTATGCAAGATGGGACTGAAATTGAAGCTGTTGAAAACAGATTGTTATTGTTTGATGCAACGACTATGCATTCAAGTTCTTCACCTACAAACGCACCGTACAGAATAACAATAAATTTCAATTATTTTGGTGCTGGTATAAAGGAAGAACATGTGGGTCAGATGATAAATCCATTGCCTACTATGTCCAAAAATGCAGAAAAGTTAAACGAAATTTTTCAAATAAATGCTAAAGACTAATTTCAATTAGCCTTTAGTCCGACAGGTTGCTATAATTAATGTTTTGAGGTAAAATCGTTGTATGACAATTACTTCTTTAAAATTTAGACCAGGAATAAACAGAGAAACAACATCTTATTCTAATAAGGGTGGGTGGAATAATTGTGATCTTGTTCGATTTCGTTTTGGCTACCCAGAGAAAATAGGAGGATGGGAAAAATATTCAACAAATACTTTTCTTGGTTCTTCTCGTTCCTTACATTCTTGGGCAAATTTAGAAGGTAATAAATATTTAGGGTTAGGCACTGAAAAAAAATTTTATGTTGAAGAATCACTAGAATATAAAGATATTACGCCAATAAGACGCAAAGTTGTAAGTGGTGTGATTGTATTTGATTTAGGAGGGGTAACAGTTACGGCTCTAGCATCTGGAAGTGCAGGTACTAGTCAAGTAGGTACTGTTGTTGTGTTTGGATCTCAAGATGTTCCTGTGTTAGCAAGAAATCCAGATTCTGGCGTTCTATCAATAGGAACAGGAGAAGTTGGAACAGTTACAATAAATATTCCTCCTGAGGCTATATCTTTAACTGGAACTACGGGTCTTGGTTCTGTTACAGTGTCAATAACTAATGAATCAACTGTTACTGTAGGTGGTTCTTAATATGGCTATTACCTTCATAACATCAACTTCAAGCACGACTGTAACTGTAAACGACTCTTCTCATGGATCTTTAGTAGGAGATTTTGTTACATTTAGTAATGCTAATACTGGCAACACTTCTCTTAATGAACAACTTAACATAGAGCATGAAATCATAACTGTGCCAACTACAGCAACTTATACTATAACATTGTCTGCAAACGCTTCCGCTGCTTTGTCTAGTGCAGGTTCAGCAGATGCCGAATATCAAATAAACACTGGCATTAATACTGTTGTTCCAGGTGATGGATGGGGCGCTGGAACTTGGGGAGCAGATGGTTGGGGTTCTGCCTCTAGCGAGACTGCTGGTGGTGGCACTCTACGTTTATGGTCACAAGATAATTTTGGTGAAGATTTAATTTTAAATGAAAAAGATGGATTTGTATTTTATTGGGATAAAACTCTTGGAACTAATGTAAGAGCAAAAAATTTAATAGAATTATCTGATGCTGCACCAACAAAATCTCGTAAAGTTATTGTATCAGAACGAGATCGTCATGTTATTTGTTTTGGTGCAAATCCTATAGGTTCATCAGTTCAAGATAGATTACTTGTTCGATTTAGCTCACAAGAAAATCCTTTTTTTTGGACACCTAGTGCAACTAATACTGCGGGTGATTTGAGAATTGGTTCTGGTTCAGAAATTATTACAGCAGTAAAAACAAGAAGAGAAACAATTGTTCTAACAGACACATCTGTTCATAGTATGCAATTTATAGGTCCTCCTTTTACTTTTGGTATTAATCAATTAGCAAGTGCCATAACAGTAAGAGGATTTAATTCCGCAGTAGCCGTAGGTGATTCTGTGTTTTGGATGGGTTATGATCGTTTTTATATTTATGATGGTCGTGTTCAAGTTATACCTTGTTCTGTAAGAGATCATGTATTTCAAAATTTTAATGAAACACAATCAGATAAAGTTTTTGCGGGTGTCAACTCTGCTTTTGGAGAAGTGTTTTGGTTTTATCCTTCTGAAACCAATTCTGGTGCGAATGGCGGTACAGACGAAAACGATAAATATGTTGTATACAACTATGATCAGAAAATCTGGTACGTTGGCTCACTAGCAAGAACATCATGGATTGACAGAGGAGTGTATCAATATCCTTTATCCACAGACAGTAATCTTCTTTATAATCACGAAAAAGGTAATGATAACGATGGCACTGCTTTTACATCATTTATTGAATCTAGTCCGATTGATATACAAGACGGAGATCAGTTTGTTTTCTTACGAAGAATGATACCTGATGTAAGTTTTGACAACAGTGATGATGATATATCTTTAAACGACAAACAAGCTGTTTTTTCATTAAAAGCACAAAGATCTCCAAATGGTGGTTTTGTTAAAACATCAACAAACACTGTTACACCGACTACGGAGCTTAATCATTTAAGATTGCGTGGAAGGTCATTTGGTCTTAGAGTAGAAAGCACTACACAAAAGGTTAATTGGAGATTAGGAACAAACAGAGTGGATTTAAGAGCGGATGGAGATAGATGAGTAGACAATTAGCACCACCTACATTTTCGTTAGCGCCAGATGAGTATGATGTTCAATATTTTAATGAAATGGTAAGAAGTTTAAGTCAACTTGTAGTGCAATTACAAAATCCTGGCGAACTTCGTGGCACTAAGATTACTTTGACGGATTTACCTACGAGTGATATTGATTTAGAAGTTGGTGCTTTATTTAATGATAATGGAACTATAAAAGTTAAGACATAGACGAATTAACAAAATTGAGGTAATATAATCTTATGAGTATAGGTAAATTATTAAAACAACTTGCTCCAATAGCTATTAGTGCAGTCGCAGGACCTTCTGTTGGGGCTGGTTTAGGACAATTGTTCGGTACATCTGCTGTTAGTCCGTTTATATCAAGAGCGTTGACAGGAGCTGTGGCTAGTAAACTTGGTGGCAGTAAAAACAAAGATGCTATCATGGCTGGTTTGTTATCAGGTGGATTAGGTGCTATGTTTGGTGGTGGAGCTGGAACAGAGGCTAGATCTAATATTGGATCAAATGCTACAAAACAAGGCGCACTTAAAGCTGGAGAATTTTCTAAAGCAGAAATTGCTGGAAATCAATTAGTTCCAGATGCAGTTTCAAAAGTAGGAACTGATGCATCGTCTGAAAGTATTAAAGGTGTAACTACAGGTGGTGGTAATTCTGGTGGTTTCTTAAATGCATTAGGTATTGGTGATGACACTATTGCAAATAAATTTTTAAGTTCAGGTCTAGGTCAAGGTTTATCTGCTGGATTAATCATGCAGTTATTAGCTGGTGACGATGAAGATCAAGATATGAGATCAGAATATGAAAGAAGACCTTTTGGTTATGGTGGTCCTGGTGGTAAACTTGGAGGTATAACATATGCTAATATGGGTGGGGAAATGGGTTTCCCTCGTAGGAATGGTGGCATAGACCCAAGCGAAGGCTCTGGACGTAAAGATGATGTACCTGCTATGCTTATGGCAGGTGAATTTGTATTAACAAAAGACGCAGTTAAAGGATTAGGCGGCGGAAACCAAAGAAAAGGTATTCAAAGAGCCTATAATATGATGGACAACTTGGAGGCTAGAGCTTAATGGCAACTCAAACCTATGAAAATATACAAAGATTACCTCCTGAACTTGAAGGTTTACAAAAACGTCTTTTACAAACGGGCTTCGGTGAATTTGATGGTGAAACACAAACGACACCAGGTTTATTAGATTCTCCTTTAAATCTGCCTGATTATCAAATTGCTGGAATGGACCCACTTCGTTCTGCGGCAATAGGTTTAGGCGAACAAATGACAGGTAGTTATAAGCCTTTCATTGAAGGATCAGCAAATCAAGCTCTTGCTGCACAACAAGCCCTAACAAGCGGTCTTGGTTTTCTACAACCTGAATCTATAAAAAAGTTTCAAGACCCATTTCAAGATCAAGTCATTGATGTAGCAATGCGTCAGTTAAACAGACAAGCTGATATGCGTAGAGCTGGTTCTGATGCATCAGCAATTAGATCTGGAGCTTTTGGTGGGTCAAGAGAAGGTGTGCAAAGAGCGGAAACTGAAAGAGGATTACAACAAGTCAAAGGCGATACATTGTCAAAGTTACTTTCAAGTGGCTTTGGACAAGCTCTAAAGGCTTCGCAAGACGCAGGAAGATTATCAGGTGGTATTGGTCAGGCATTTGGAACTTTGGCGGGTACAACGTCAGATATAGGTCGTTTACAACAGGCTTTAGGTCAAGCAGATGTGTCCCAATTAAGTCAATTAGGTGCAATGAGACAAGCACAACAACAAGCAGGACTAGATGCTTATAGACAAAATCAAATGCAATCAGCTCAAGAGCCTTTTACAAGACTACAATTAGGTCAGAACCTGTTACAAGGAATGCCAAGTGCAAGTATTCCGTCTACGTTTACACAAGCAACAACACCTTCTGCTAATCCATTCTTACAAGGTATAGGTGCTTACACAACATTGTCACAGATCGCACCTTTTGGTGGCGGTCAAAAAAGCTCATAA